CTTCTCAAATTCCTAAAAAATGACATTAAACCAAATAATCAAAAAGATTCAGACCGCAGCGGAAAGCCATAAAATGGTCGGTCACTTTGGTGTTGGTCAGCAATCCAATTTGACGGTTGAGAATGTTGAGTTCTATCCATTGGTGTGGTTGTATCCAGATGGCTTCAATTTGCAGTCAACTGGAAAGTTGATGACCTACAACTTTGCATTGATTGTGATGGATCGTGTGTTTGAATCTGAGAGCAACACAATTGAAGTTCTTTCGGATACGGCACAAATTATGGCAGACATCTTTGCTTTGGTCGACAACAACAATCAAGCCGATGGTGACTTTGAGTTGAGCATCAACGGAAACGCATCACCATTCTATGATTCAAAAACTGATATACTGGCTGGATATGCAATCAACTTCCAAGTTCTCACCCCTTATCTCTCTAATAGTTGCGTTGTACCTGTGTAGTGTTGTGTGGGCGATGTTCAATTTTGAAGAACATCCAAAGCCAAAAACACTATTGAAGGTAGAAATGCACGAAAGAATTGTGGAAAGGGAGAAAATCAAACGAAGCGTTCTAATCAAATATCTCAATCACTTGGATACAATTTACCTTGATACATTCAAAAGTTCGTCAGAAGGTCTGAAACAAGCCATTGAGTTACATCGTACAATTGACACAACTCTATGAAAACACTTAAACAAGAAATCGTCAAAAAATACATTCTGCAATTTCCTGAATTGCCGAACCGAACTTTGGCATCAATGATATTCACAAAGGAGGAGGGATTGTTTCCAAGTTTAGAAGTTGCGAGAAATAGTGTGCGTTATTACAAGGGTGCAAATGGAGAGATCAGTGCAAAATGTGCAATGAATCAAAATCACATAGATAAGCCAACACATTCTTCGATCAAAGAAGGATTGGCAAAACTGAATATCCTCTCACGAGCTGAGGATATGATTCCCGTTGTTTTGGGCGAAGGAAAGTATTTGATTTTATCAGACATTCACCTTCCTTTCCACGATGAAGAAGCATTGACGGCTGCACTAAATTACGGAGCAACCAATGTGCCTGATTGTATCATCTTGAATGGTGACATTCTTGATTGTTATGATGTGAGCAGATTCTCAAAGGAAATCCGCAGACCAAAAATCTCGGAAGAATTGGAAATGGGAAGAAACTTCTTCAAGTATTTGAGAGAGTTATTCCCAACACAACCCATTTACTACAAGATTGGAAATCACGAGGAAAGGATGAGAGCATACATTCTTAGGAATGCTCGTGAACTGGCTGACCTTAACGATGTGAGTTTGGAATCTTTGTTGCATTTGCACACCTACAACATCATACCCGTCAATCGTGAAATGATTAAACTTGGCAAGTTGACGGTGTTGCACGGTCACGAACTTGGGGAATCAGTATTCTCACCAGTAAACCCGGCACGAGGATTCTTCTTGAAAGCAAAGGCATCAACAATTGTTGGTCACTATCACCAAGTATCACATCACTCAGAAAACAATCTTCACGGAGAACAAGTTGGAGTGTGGTCAATGGGTTCACTTTGCAACTTGTCACCTGAATATAGACCTTACGCCTACACAAAATGGTCGAATGGATTTGCCTATGTAACCGTGAACGGGGATTTATCGTTTCACGTTGACAACTTCAAAATCATCAACGGTCAAATTCTATAAGTTAAAAAAACGCAAACGGATATGATCTTAAAGGTACAAATTGTTCACGAGCAAAAGAACGACAATTGGATGGGTTTGATTGAAGGAGAATCAGACATCGTTGAGATTGTTGAAGACGGTGCAATTGATTCTGCACAAATTGTTGGCGTGAGTGCTTATCACGAGTATTGCATTGTTTATATGCTCGGTGGTCATTCGTTTATACTGGAAGAAGAATATGATATATTTGTAAAGAGATGGATGCAGTCAACCCAAAACACTATAAGCAAGGATTGATTGAGTGCATTGATGCGATTGAATCAGCAACTACCAATAAAAAAGGAATCATCGCAGTTTGCACCGGGAACATAATCAAATACATTTGGAGGTGCGAAGATAAAAATGGACTTGAAGATTTATACAAAGCGAAGTGGTATCTTGACAAGCTCATTGAAACCAAAGAAAAACAATCGCCCAAAAGTGCTACTTTGTAAAATGTGGTTCTTGTTGTTTCTCATCCCGTTGACCAGCAATGGACAAGTGTTGATTGATACTTGTGTAATCCAAGAAGCGAATCACTATTTGGTGAAGGGTGCAATTGCAAGAAGGCAAGTCACAATTCTTCGCAAAATTGTGACATCGGATTCCATCATTATTTCCGAGCAAGATTCCATCATCGTCAAGCAAAAGACAAACATCGGATACCTGAAGGATGACAACAATGCCCTTGTCAAGCGAAATAAAGCCATCTCACGCACTTTAATCAGTTACAAGATGCTGAGTGTAGTCCTAACCATTTTAAGCGTTGTGATGTGGCTCAAATAGATTTATCCAAATTACCCGATGCACTTGACACTTATTTAGGTGATGCAAGTCAAGGTTCACTACTTCAGCAAATTATCGTTGAGTGGTGGAACAAGAAGGTGATCCCACCGATTTGGGCGAATCTTGATGCCAACGGAACAAACGCATCATCCAAACTCCGACAATCTTTCATTCCTGGTACTATCACCAAATCCCCGACATCAATCAACACTATTCTTTTGGCTGAGGACTATTGGGAATTTATCGAATACGGAAGGAAGCCAACACGAGGAGGACATATTGAAGGCACTCCGTACTTATGGCAATCGTTAAAAACTTGGATCAGTCAAAAGGGTATCAAACCGGCTGAAGGTCAAACCTACGATTCACTTGCCAAAGCCATTGCCAAAAAGATTCACCGAAGCGGAACGAAGGCACAACCATTCTTGGAAAAGGCATTCACGGAATCCATTCAGATGGAATTGGTCAACGAGTTGAATGCTCGTTTTGGGGATTTGATATTCTCTGAAGACATAAAAATATAATTAAAAGTAAATTTTATTTGCATTATTGATTTGTTTATTTTACTTTTGTGCCGTTATGGATTACGCAAAAGCAATTGAAACAATCAAACTGAAACGAAGACAAGGTCTTTTTCAGATTGTAGCACGGAAGACCGGAGTGTCACTTCCAACTGTCAGAAAGTATTTAGTCGATGGAAACATCGTTTCTCCAAAAGCAAAAGCCGTCATTGAGATTGCATTGAGGGAGGTCAACAATGATTGAGTTGGCAATCAATGGATGGATTCTGACTGTGAAAGGTCGCATCTGCGAAGAGAAGTATGTCTACACAATTGAGGCGGTGGACAATTGGCTTATCGCAAACCACATTGAAGAACTTGGCGATTATGTAAATTCAACCACAAGCGGATTTGGTGATTGTTGTATCAAAGAATTTGACGGCATCAACTCGGAAGCATTCTTCAATGCTGAACCAACTAAATTTCAGGTTCTATTTATGATAGGACAAAGAACTAACTTTTTCTAAAAACAAAACTCTATGAATAAAAGCGAATCAATCAAGAACATTGCCGGTGCATTGGTAAAATTCCAAGCATCGGTGAGCAAGGTCGGGAAGGAATCAAGCAATCCTTTCTTCAAATCCAAGTATGCAAGTTTAGCGAACATACTGGATACCATTCAAAAGCCATTAAGCGAATGCGGATTGGCAATCAGTCAATTCCCTGATGGGAACGCACTCACGACATTAATCATTCACGCTGAATCAGGCGAATGGATTGAGTCATCTTATGTGATGCCGGTTGCAAAACAAAACGATCCACAAGCAATGGGAAGTGCAATCACCTATGCTCGGAGATATGCACTCGGTTCAATCTTGAATCTAAACATTGACGATGACGATGACGGAGAGAAAGCAATGGGAAGGCAGTCAGCACCCAAGCGTGACGAACTCACGCCAAAGCACCCAAGTTGGGCAAAAGCCGTTGAGCATTTGAAGACGGGTGGATTGATGACCGACATCACCAGTAAGTTTGAAGTGAGCGAAACAAATCAGAAACTTTTAATTGGCGAGAAATGAAACTTCAACTTCCAACTATTCACACTAATTTGACCGAAGACGATTGGCATCAATTGAGAAGCTCTCGTTTCACGGCATCCGAAATCCACAAACTTATGGGTACTCCGAAAAACAAATCGGAGTATCTCTCAGAAACTGCGAAAACATTTATCTTTGAGAAGGCAGCGGAATACTTAACCGGTCAAAAAGCGGAGATGTATGGTCGTGCTTTGGATTGGGGCAAGGAACACGAGAAAGAAGCGTTTGAATACTTCCAAAGTCAGTCAGATGACTTTTACACATACTACGGTGCGGAAACATACACCTTCATCACCTATGGAGAATGGGGTGGATATTCACCGGATGCACTTGGCACACACCTGGTTGAAATCAAATGTCCGTTCAATAGCGGAAACCACCTTCAGAACTTCTTCATCACCAATAACGAGCAATTCAAATCCAAACGACCGGAATACTATTGGCAGGTTCAAATGGGTATGGTTGCAACCGAGATGACTGAGGCGTTGTTCTTATCGTATGATCCACGAATGCCAATCGGCAAGAAGCTTACGCAAACTTTGATTACTTTGGAGGAGGACATTCAAGAAATCATTGACGAGAAGTTGGCATCGGCTGGAGAACTATTTTTGTCAATTACAAAATAAATCGTTCATTTACAAAGAACATAGTAAAATAAATTTGCAGAATAGAAAAATATGTTGTTAGTTTGAATCAATGAATCATACGGCTATGAATACTTTTTCTTTTACCCCCGGTTTAGAAGTTCAACTTCAAGAGAAGTTCAACTCTTTGGTATCTGCCAAATTTGGCAAAAATGTAACTTTGGCTCAACTTCAAAAGGAAGCCAAAATGTATTGGTTATTTATGACTTTGAAGAAAGTGAACTGTCACTTTCCCGAAGTTTTAATCAACAACTATCAGGGAGCTTAATTGCTCCCTTTAATTTTACAACTATGGACTTAATATTCTTACTCGTAATCACACCAATCACCATTGCGGTGATGTTCGTGTACTGGAAGTTGAAACAATACTTCAATGACTTTGACAACTTGCCTGAGGCATCACCGTATGAATTTGAAAGGGACAACTACATCCCCGAATTTGATACCTACACGAAGGCAATCTACAAACACAAATTTTACAAAGGAAAAAGCAAATGATACAAAACTACTTAATCATCGGGATGGCAATCTTGTTTGTCATCGTCATTCTCCAGTTGCACAAAACAACTGAACGAGAAGATGAGCTACTTGAAACAATCTCAAACAAAAATCGTTTGATTTGGGACTATGAAACCGAACTGCTGGAGATCAGGTCAAAGATTGCGGAAGCAAATGACCGTGCGAAAACTTGGGAACTACAAGCAAACTTTCTAAAAGAACTAAACGATGACAAAAATCAAAGCACTCGTGGTAAGAGCGTCAATAAATGAGATTATCAAATGGCGTGTTTATTTTGCCGGAGAGTTACTCGCAACCTTTGAGAACGAAACGGATGCCATCTATTACGCCAACTTTATAGATCGACAATGATGAACACGAAAGCAATGGTTGAATACCTATTGACCCACCGACCCGAAACAAGGGATTGCGACATCAAACTGATGTCGGTGATTTATCGCAGATTATGTGACGGGAAGGATTTCTTCACGGAGTTTGAAGCAAAGCGATTGCCATCACCGGAAACCATCCGAAGATGGAGGTGTAAGCACCAGGAAGAGAACGAGGAATTGCGTGGCGTGAATTACAATGATCGTCATAAATCTCAAATAAAAGTAAAACGAGAGTTGGGATATTCATTCTAATGAATTATATTGCAAGGGTATTTAAGTTGTGTACGAGACAACTAACATTAGACCTTTACTCCTGGCAGATGCTCAACTCGTACTTGGGCATTTGTTCAGGAGTTTTTTTATTATGGAAAATATAGGACAAATCGTAAGAAGTAAAAAAACGGGGAAGAGCAGATACACTCCCATAAACAACGATATCTTGCAAAGCTCACAATTGACTTGTGAGGAGAAAACTATCTTGATCTATCTATTGTCATTGCCTGAAGATTGGGTTGTCTATAAGACCGTTATATGGCAAAAAATGAACATAGGCAGAAACCGATTCAATACCCATTGGAAAGGATTGGTCGATAAAGGGTATATCGTTTCAGTTCGTGTGATTGATACGACCACCAATCTTGTGCGTGGATGGAATCATATTGTCTACGAAGAACCAGTACTTACCGAATCTCGAATTGACCAACCTTCGGACTTACCGAATCTCGGACTGTCCGAAAAGCAGGGTATATATAAAGAAGATATTCTACAAAAGAATAATACTACAAAAGAAAGAGAGGTAAATAAAGAAAAACTCACACCAACTGAACAAGAATGTATTGATGAATTTATACTAAAAGGAAGAACAATCAGCGAAGGAGTGGCGTTTTACAACTATTGGGAATCAATGAATTGGACAAGGAAAGCCGGAAAGATTCAGAAATGGAAAATGGCAGTCGTGAGTTGGATTGAAAAATCAAAAACTTTTAACAAAGAAATTGAAACATCTCCACAAATTATTAACCGCAAAGTATTTTCTTTGAAAGATTATGACGCAAGAACTTGAAGATTACATAATCGGTCAATTACTATTCTACGACCAAACTCGTGCTTTGTTGCCACGAATCAAATCGCAATGGTTTGAAAACAACCTTAACAAACGCATTGTTGAATCAATGTTGGAGATGTACATCAACAACGATGAGATTGATGTGCTGACTTTGGGAAAGAAGTTCAGCCGTGCTGAGATGGTGACCATCGTCAAACTCACGCAGAATGTTTATGGAATGCCAAACATCAGCAGTCACCTTCCAGCACTTGAACACAAGTACCTCAAGAAACAATTTATTGAGAACATCACCAACTTGGATTTGACTTCTGACTTAAAAGAGATTCTCACTAATGTGCAGACAATGGTTGACAACACTAAGTTCACAACCATCAATGATCCGGTCACGATTACCCAAGTTACCAACAAGACGGTTGATGCTATTATTGAGGCGGTGCAAAGAGGTGATAAGCTCACGGGAAGACAAACGGGATGGGCAGGACTTGACCGGGTATTGGGCGGATGGAACAACGGTGATTTGATTGTAATGGCTGCAAGACCTGGTCAGGGAAAAACGGCACTTGCATTGTCGTTGATGTATGAGTTCGCAAAGATTGGTGGAAAGGGATTGTTCTTGTCGCTGGAGATGAGCAACGAGCAACTTGTCAAAAGATATTTATCATTGATTACCGACCTTGCCAATTGGAAGATTCGCAATGCAAACCTTCGTGAGTTTGAGGTTCAGCAACTTATTAATTCAGCCAACAATCAGACGGTGCAATTCTACATTGATGACGATCCGAATTGCAGTATCCAACAAATCAAATCCAAAGCGAAGATTCACAAAGCGAAACACGGACTTGAACTTTTGGTGATTGATTACATCCAGTTAATCAAAGGAACAAAAACAAACCGAGAGCAAGAGATTGCAGAAATTTCCCGAAACCTAAAATTGCTTTCTAAGGAACTAAACATCACAGTCATAGTGTTGGCACAGTTGTCACGCAAATGTGAGGAGAGAGCGGATAAGAGACCTATGCTCAGTGATATCCGTGAGAGTGGAAGTATTGAGCAAGATGCGGATGTTGTGATGTTCCCATTTCGCCCGGCATACTATTCAGGTGAGAAGCTCCAGCAGGAAGAAGCCGAACTAATTATCGCAAAGAATCGTCACGGTGAATGCTACACAATACCAACGACATTTATTGGTGAAAGAACGATGTATGAAGAACGACTATGAGAAAGTATTGGACAACTGAAGAAGCTGAAGAATTACAACGGTTATACCCAACAACGATGGCAAATGATTTGGCGGTGCGTTTTGGATGTACTGTCAAGCAGATTTACAATAAATCAAACAACATCGGTATCAAAAAAGACATTGAGTTTTTACACCAATACTATCTTGAAAACTTCAAAGGACATCAAGCAACGCAATTCAAAAAAGGAGTGGCATCTTGGAACAAAGGCAAAAAAGGTTTGCAGATGGGTGGAGTTGAAACACAATTTAAGAAAGGACGAACACCACACAACACTAAGCCGATTGGATTCCGTTCACTTCGGGATGGATACCTGGTAGAAAGAATAGAGGTCGGATTTGAGTTTGTTCACAAGCTACTTTGGAAACAACATCACGGAGAAATACCACCAGGAATGTTTGTCGTGTTCAAAGACCGCAACAGGCAGAACATTTGTATTGAAAACTTAGAGGTCATTGACCGAGTGGAACACATCCGAAGAAACCACATCCAAAATTTACCAGAAGAAATCAAAGAAGTAATTCACATCAAAAAACAAATAACAAGAAAAATAAATAGCTATGGCAAGAAATAAAATGACCGACTTAAGAGATCACCTTTTTGAAGTATTAGAACGATTGAAGGATGGTGAGATTGACATTGAAACTGCACAAACGATGGCAGATGTTTCACAAGTGATTATCAACTCAGCAAAGATTGAGGTTGACTTCATCAAGGTAACTGGCAGCACATCAGATTCAGGATTCATCCAACTTGGAGAACACAATCAAAAATTGCTATGAACTACTACCAGGAGATCCACTTGCTCAAACAAGAAATCAGACGGCTGAAAGGAGTAATCGCAGAACAAAATCAAAAACGAATTGACGAGGTTAAGAAACTCAAAGAAGAAATCGTCAACCCAAGATGCAAGATCAACGAGATAGATGCCGAGTGGACTGAAGCAATGCGAGTGGTTGCAATCGTCTATGATGTCACACCTGATGCAATCGTGGATAAGGTTCGCACTCAAAACATTATGGATGCTCGGCACTTGTTTTGCTATTTGTGTAGGAAGCATCTCAAGATGACTTATCTTTCAATCGGCAAGATTCTTCACCGTGATCACTCAACTATCATCAACTCCGTGCAAGTGTACGATTCACTTATAGAATATGACCGAACAACCAACAAACTATATGTCGAATCTTTATCCTTACTGGGTTTGCATTTGCACGAAAGGTCTAAGCTCGTCAATACATATTCTGCGGTCTGAAGATGAGATGTTTCGTGTAAAGAAAAAATACGAAAAGAATGGTTATATTTGTAGTATTGAAAAGAAAATGTGAATAAAGCGGAAATTATAGAGGAACTGTCAAAAGCGGAATGGCTGACCAAAGCCACGAAGAACATCGCCAAAGGAAACGAGTTGGCAAGGGAACTCTATCAATTCTACTTTCTGACCATATTGCAAAAACCTGATGAACAAATTGAGAAAATATACAACGACGGATACATCCAGTTTTGGACAATCCGTCTTTTGTACCTTTGTATCAACGGCAACCGGCATCCCTTTGGTGAATCTCGGATTTATGATCAGTACGATGTCTATGACCTGCACTTGTCTGAAGAACCCGACCTTCTTTTGGAACGGGAGGAAGATGAACGAATCGAACAAAAACGAATCAACAAAATAAATCAGGTAACTGAATCAGCATATTTCTATGAAAGGGAGTTATTCAAGTTATGGTGTAGTGGAATGTCAGCACGAGCAATCCATCGCCAAACGGATATTTCAGTCAGGGAGATTCTGCGTGTAGTAAAATTAATGAAAGAAAGATGTACAACGAAATAATTGGAATTGCTTGTCTAAGCATCATCATCGTCAACTTCGGCAAACCAGCCGACCTACTGAAACGTTATCTCTACGGAAGCGACTATTCCAAATGGAAACGAATGAAACCACTTGATTGTGCTTTCTGCTTATCGTGGTGGTTGGGTTTGTCTTTTTTTATATACACCTACGGATTTGTGGGTATCTTGTACGCATCCATCGCAACCGTAATTGTTGCACTCCTTGAAACAAAAATATGATAGAATTCATCCAGTCACTACGCCCGGCATACGAGATCTACAAAAAGACACTCGTGTTCCAATTAACCCCTGAGCAATCCGCACAACTTCAGAATGTACATCGTGAGATATTTGGTCGCAATGTTCCCAACTGCTCAACTTGTGTGATTGAATCGGTGTTCTCACTTTTGATATGGGCAGACCAAAAAGCATTGGAGTTGGCACAACTTGCCGATGATGAGCAGAAACCAAAACGCAAACGAAAATGAAACTATACACACAACATCAATTGCTAAACACTGCTGAGGCAATCAAAAACTACTACGAGAATAATCCAGATACCGCACAAGAAATGGTAAAAAAACATCTCATGAATTTGGCACCCGTTACTACAAAAAGAACTCTTATCATCTACAACACTAAAGAAACAACAGAAGAAGAGGCAAGGCATCTATTAGAGATTCTAAATTGTGATGATTCAACTTTATGGGATAACGCAGACCATTGCGGAGTGCAAGTAATCGAAGTACCATTAGAACACGGAGGAGGTGAGCAATGACAAACAATAAACAACAAACACCGAAAGAACAAGCCGAGGAATTAATAGAATCATTTATTGAATTTACATCCAATGAAGCAATAACGGAAGATGGTTTATTTTATTCCCAAAGAATGAAATTATGGAACGCCAAGCAATGTGCAATGATTGCAATTAATAAAATAATTGAAGCAATTGATTTTGATTGGATGGAAGTTCAAAATTTGGAATCAGAGCATAGATATTGGGATGCAGTAAAACGAGAGATTAAAAACTATGAGCAACAATAAACAACAAACGGCAGTGGAGAAAGCCAAAGAACTAATTAAAAAAATGACTAAGCAATACGCATTAATGGCAGTTGATGAGATATTAAGTATCAACTCCGTTGACAAGGATGAGGATTTATCAAACTATTGGGAAGAAGTAAAACAAGAAATTGAAAACTATGGAAAACAATAAACAACAAACAGTCGTTGATTGGTTAGTTGAAAAAATGCTAACTCAAGATTGGTACACTTATAAATCTTTAGAATATATCAAAAAAGCCAAAGAAATGGAAATTGCAGCAAAGGAAATGAGTTATTCCGATGGTTATGCAGAAGGTTATAAACGGGCATTGGAATTAACCCAATGGGCAATAGAAAATGTAATACCACCACACAATGAAAGCAATCCTTGAATTTAATCTTGACGAAGAACGCCATCAATTTGAAGATGCTATTGATGGATGGAAGTGGAAATGTATTGTATCAGAACTTGACAATGAATTGAGAACACGGACAAAGTACGCATCGGATGATACACCTGATGAAGTTGTGGATGCACTCATCAAAATGCGTGACTTCTTGCGTGAATCACTAAACGAAGAAGGATTGATACTTTGAAGAAACACACCCAAATCTATATGAATCACTTTGGATACGATATTTCAAGTTTCATCCCTTGCGAGGTGTGTGGCAAAACTGCCGTTGACATCCATCACATTGAAGCGAGAGGAATTGGAGGGAGCAAAGAAGCAGATAACATTGAAAACTTGATGGCGTTATGTCGTGAGGATCACATCAAATTTGGGGACAAGAAGGAATACAAAGAGTGGTTGAAGTCCATTCACGAACAAAGATTGTCAATGGCAAAATAACTGTGAAATAACAGCGAGAACTATGGCAAATGAGCAAAACTTAAAACCCTTTCAAAAAGGTGGAGATGAAAGAATAAATCTGCAAGGTAGACCGCAGAAGCTCATCACCCAAATGAAGGAAATCGGATACACCAAAACTCAGGTGGAGGAAACGATGTTGTCAATGTTGTCACTATCACGGAAAGAACTGGAGAAGATAGACCGAGGGGATGAGTACACGATTATGGAACGCACAATTGCCGGTGCATTACTAAAAGGTCACGATAAAAACTCGTTGTTCAACTTGGAGATGTTACTCACACGATCACAAGGCAAACCGAAAGAAACCATTGACCAAACAATCCAATCAAAAAACTTTACTATAACTTTGAATCTCGATGAAAAAAACTTGGAGAGGTGAGGACACATTCCCACCGTATGACGGAGAACTTAAACTCGTTGCAACCTTTGACGGCGAAATCAAACTTGCTCGGTACAACGGAGATATGTGGATTGACGAAAACACAATGGGTTGGATCAATGTGATGTACTGGATGCCAATCCCAATTCTACCAAACGAATGACACCGAAAGAAAAAGCCAAACAGTTGGTTGACAAATTTACCGTAGTTGGATTGCAACAACGAAATGAGGGAATACAATGTGCATTGATTTGCGTTGATCAAATGATGGAGGTGTTGGCTGATGACTCGTGGAGGAATCGCAATGAGTTGATGTTTTATGAAGAGGTTAAAAAACAAATCCACGCTCTATGAAAGTAATCCAGTCGGGACATCTCGGTGATTTGATCTATTCACTAACGGCAACCAAGCGAGTTGCAGAGTTGCACGGTGCAGTAGATTTTCACATCGGATTCCGTGAGCAGAATACTGTTTCAGGTCATCCAAGCGGAGGATACTGTATGAACTTAAAATCGTACGAATACATCAAACCTTTGCTTGAGCATCAAGCGTACATTAAAAGCGTTGAGATGAACTCACACCCCGACATTGGATATAACTTTGATAAGTTCAGGAATCACGGATTGAATCTCGCTGCTGGTGATTTGAGGCGGAATCACTTTCTTGTGTACCCCGAATTAATGTCTGACCTTCACGAACCTTGCATTGAAGCGACTGAACCTATCCCATATTTTGCGGACAAGATACTTTTGAACTTCACATCTCGGTATCGCAATTACGATATCAACTACTTCCCACTCAAAGAACACAAGTGCGTTTTTTTTGGATACGAAGATGAGTACATTGCATTCACCGAGCGATGGCAGTTAGATTGTGAACTATTGAAATGCCAAGATGCTTTGATGTTGGCAACTATTATCGGCAGTTGCAAGGCATTCATCGGAAATCAGTCAAGCACATACGCAATCGCAGAACAAATGAAGGTCAAAAGATTGCTTGAGATATGCGTTCACACACCGAATGTCATCCCCATCAACAATGGCTTTGACTATGTCACCAATCAAGCGTTCAATCACCTACTTAAAACTCTATGAAATTACTGATATTAACTGACGGAATGAATGGTGTAGTTTACCACCGACTATTCACGCCACATCTACGGATGCAAATTGACGGACAAGCGGATGTCAGCGTTTGCCAATCACAAGAAGAATGGCTCACCCTTGACTATCGTGCATTTGATGTGATCATATTCTCACGATGGCTTGGTGCAAAGCATTATGATGTGTTGAAGAAGATTGCTGATTCAGGCACTCCCTATGTTGTTGACATTGATGACTATTGGGTTCTCCCAAAATACAACCCGGCATATTGGAACTATCGCAAAGGAATCAAACA